GGCCTGTTCCCAGGCGCGACCAATGCGATCGGTGGTGTGATGGAGCGTGGCCGCGACGACCGTGCCCACAGCGATTACTTCCAGTATCGCATGGCATGGGACCTGAAGGTGGTTGCCGCCGACTTGGGCGTCTTCTTCGCCGCCGCCACTGTCTAAACCAATCAGGGGATAATCTAAGCAATGGCAACACTGCCCCGATTTGAACAGTTCGACCGGGACCGGAATTTTCTTGTTACCCGCTCCGTAGTAGTGAGTGGCAAAAAGTTCGGTCCCGGCGACCCGTTTGACAAGACGCTGGTCACTACTCGCCGCTTACGACAACTATACGACCACCGGTTTCTCAAGATGGGCCCTGCTGAGCGCAACTTGGAACCGCAAGGTCGTCCCAATTTTGCCGTCCTTCCCGAGGCTGCAATACGTGAATGGTTATCTGCCCATAAGGTGCTTGCTCCACCATTCACCACGGCAAAAGCTCTCGCGAGACTGGCAGTATCTGAATGGGAGAAACGGTTTGGGGATCCCGAACCAACCCCAGTGCCGGACGCTCCCAAGCTAAACGGTGCTCCCGTCCTTTCATCCACGGACACAGTGGTAATCTCCAAGGACTGGGAGAAGCTACCGTGGTTTGCCTTCCAGAAGAAGGTCTTTGAACTGACTGGTACCAAGCCAAGCACGAAGAAGGAAGCAATGGAGCTCATGCACTCTCTAGGATAGGTTATGGAGGGAACATGTGGAGCAGAGGACGTGGAGTTACGGCCCAGCCGTGATCCTGTGCTTACGACATCCTACGTTATGTCGTTTCTGTCTGTACGTTCGAGCCATCGTTCACTGGCTGACCGGTGGCAGTTGCTACCTCAAATATAGCAGAGGAACTAGGTTCTGGTCTTACGTTTGGAGGCGGCACCTAAAGCCCTGGCTAGTCTAACGCTAGACCGCTGGAGGATGCTTCAGCGGTCAAGCTCCACCGGAGAACCTGCATGGTCTCGCCACTTCTAACCCTAGTTGCGCAGCAAATCGCAGCTGGTTTCAACGGCGTATTGTTGCCGGGCACTTTGCGCCGCACGACGCCTGGGACTACAGTGGATTCATACGGCGATCCTACCTCCACCACGGTTACGACCTATGAGTGTCAGGGGATCGTCGACACCTACGATAAGAAGTACCGTGTACAAGCGGGCATCCCGGATACGGACGTAAAGTTGCTGTTGATCGCTGGCCTGGTTGAGGTCGCGCCCATCATCGGTGACCAGGTCAAGTTCCGGGATCAGTGGTATCGCACGGTCTCCGTGAGGTTAGATCCTGCGCATGCTAGCTATGAGATGCAGGCTTCCGCTATTCCGGACCCATCCTAATGGCTAACACCGAGCCAATTCGCGCGGCAGTGTGGGCTGCTATTATTGAGGTCACTGAGAACCTGCGCACAGACATGATCGAGTTGATGGTAAACAGTAAACCCTACGGGCGGATCTACCGTCGTGGGGACGTGGAGCACCAAGCCTCCGCTCCGGGCCAGCCTCCTGCTCCGGACACCGGCAACCTGCTCAGTAAAATCAACACGGACTACGACGAGACGACCCTAACGGGTAGGGTTCTTATCGAAGCTGGCTATGGCGCGCACCTGGAGTACGGCACCGTGAATATGGAGCCGCGTCCGTTTGTGCGCCCGACCATAAACTACAGCGCTGATACGATTGACGAGCGCGTTCGCGTGTCGATCGCAGAGGCGATCAAGGCCAATCAACCATGATTAACCTTGCCAGCGCCTTCTACGACGCGTTAGCTGTCGACACCGCGATCACCACGCTGCTAGGCACGTGGAACAGTAACCCATCCGTGCACACGCGCCGTCCCATCCCAGCGGATGCTGGCTACCCTCTTATTGTCGTCTCGCCGGATATATCTGTCCGTGACATGGATGCCCTTAACACGTTCCGGTCTGTGATCGTTAAGGATGTCGCGGTCTACGGTATTCAGCCTGATCACTACCGTATTGTCGAGACGCTAGGTTTACTGATCAGGAACAAGTTCCACCGTCTTAGGTGGTCAATAACGCCCCCAGCCGGGTACAAGATAATCGATATCGTTGCTCTCGGCCCTAGTATTGCCCCTACTGACGACGACAAGAAATTAGGGCGCGTCGTCTCGTTGACTGTACGGGTGCAACCCACTTCGTAAAAACCTTCTAGAAGGAGGACTAAACTATGACTGTAGCAACAGCTGCTCAGTCGCGCGTGTATATTGGCACGACCGCGAATGCGCAAACTCTGGCTAACTTCCAAGCTGACACCTACACCGAAGTTGGTGAGGTCGAGGACTTGGGCGAGTTCGGCGACGAGGCCGAGGAGATTACGTTTACGGCACTGGCCGACCGCCGCGTCCGTAAATTCAAGGGCTCGTTCAACGCCGGTACCGTCTCAGTGCAGTGCGGCTCGGATCCTCGTGATCTTGGTCAAATTGCTATGATCAGTGCATTGGCGTCCGATCTTGACTTTAATTTCAAGATCGAGCTCAACGATGCTATCACGCTCTCCGGTACGCCGACCACGCTGTTCTTCCGTGGCAAGGTGATGTCGAAGCGTCGTAACGTCGGCAACGTCTCTAACGTCGTTCGCCAGACCTACAACGTCGGCATCAACAGCGCAATCTTAGAGCAACCTTCCACGTAGTACTAACCCCAGAAGGAGAAGCAAGATGAAACTCTTGGTTCTAGGTTTCCTGGCGGTCATGTCGACCGGTTTCATGGCCGACAAGTGTGAGGTCAACATGCCTGACACGGACCAGTCCACGTCCCCACCCCAATAGCGAAACGAGGTACCCAAGCAATGGCAAATAAAGACCTTGGCGAACTCGAGCTTGACCTAGATGGTGAGCTCGTCGTCCTGACCCCCAGCCTCGATGCGTGTATGACAATCTCACGGATGTATGGCGGTGTGACCAACGTAATCCCCCGCCTTACTTCCTTGGACTTTGACACCATCGTGCAAATCATTGCGGCTGGAACTGGTCGCAATCCCAGTAAGCTCCTCCAGGAGAAGGTGTACAAGACCGGTGTCGTCAACGTCGTCAGCACCCTGATTGACTTTGTCGCTATCGTTAACAACGGTGGCAAGCCCACCGACCGCATGAAGAAGGAGGAGAAGGAGGATAAGGACAAGGCAAACCCTCCCCTGTAATCTCGGTAGAGCAGTACTACGAAGAGCTCTTCGAGGTTGCAACTGGTTGGCTCGGCTGGCTTCCTAGCCAAGCTCTCAAAGAGAACGTCAACCATATCCCCACCGCGCATAAGGGTCGTGTCGATATGCTTAAGAGCATCTTCGGCACTGGGCGTAAGCCACAGAAGACCAAGCCCTCCCGCGACGACCTGCTGAACTTTGCCCGCACGAATAATGCCCTCCTTGCGGCGGGCAAGATTAAACCTTTGAACAAAGGTGACGTAGGACATGGCTGAAGGTCTGATCCCCGATATTGAAGTTAAAGTTACCGCTGACACCTCAGCCTTCGACTCTGCGTTAAACCGCGCAGAGGCGAACGGAGTTGGGTTTCAGAAGGATCTCGAACAGAAGATTGCCGAGGCAATCAATGGGGTAAGATCTCAGTTCGGTGACCTGGGTGGGGAGATCGACAACGCTATGGCGGAGCTCCAGGCTCGCCTTAGCCAGCGGTGGACCGAGATCTTCCAAGACGCGCTGAAGAAATCGCAGGATGCTGCTAAGAGCTTTCCTGCGGCTATGGGTGACGGCTCCAACCTGATGGCTTCTGTTGAGAAGCAGATCACGGAGTCCGGTGCCTCTATCACGGAGGAGGTCAAGACTAAGTACGACGAAATTGCTAAGGCTGCAGAAGAGGCGGCTAAGTCAGCAGAAGGATCTGTTCAAGGTTTCTTTGCGCTCACAGCGGCGTTCGGCTTAGGCAGCTCCGCCGCTGATATACTCGGAAAAGCTCTTGAGTACGTCATTCGTACCGTGGCAGAGAGCATTGCTGCCTACGCTGCATTCGAGCAAGAGACCATCGCGATCTCGCACGCGATGAAGAACGCTGGCGTGGATATCACCGCGACCAACGACATGCTCAGCGAACTGGGCGAGCAGTTAGGTGACTCCGTTGGTGTGGGCAAAGCCTACGCCACCCTGCTCCAGTTCCGCACCATCTCCAAAGACACATTCCCTGAGCTTATCCGTGTGTCGTCAGACTTGGCGACGCAAGCTAAAGTCACAGGCACTGGCCTAGGGAACCTGTCATCGGTGGCTCGGTTGGTTGGCCGGGCGATGGAAGATCCAGCATCGGCTATGGGACGGTTGTCCCAGTCGAGCTTGACACTGGACCCGCTCACGCAGGCGCTAGTCAAGCACTACATTCAGATGGGCGACACTGCCAAGGCGTCCACCACGTTCATCAATGCTCTGAAGAAGAGCGTGTCGGGGATGACCGACGCTGTCAACTCTAGCACTCTCGGTGCGCTGCGTAGGTACCAGGAGCAGGTCGAACTCAACAAGGCTGCGACGGGCAGTTGGTTTGTCGAGATCCTTAATGGCTTTGGCATTTTAGAAGCCTACACAGAACATCTTAAGCAGATTAATGAACTACGCGGTGTGCTTGGAACCCAGCCCCAAATCGCGGCGCTGAAGGAAGAGCTCGACCTCATGCTGAAGCGCCGTCATACCGGCGCTGAAGAAGCAATGATCCGGCAGAAGATCGCCACCTTAGAGAAGCAGGTGGCAGATAGTGCCAAGGAGTCGGAGGCGAGGGCAGAGAGCATTGCGTCGCTGGCTCTAAAACGTCAGGAGGCGATCAAGCTTACCCTCTCCGATCAGTTCGACTTAGCTCATATGACGGAGCGGGAGCGGGAGCTCACCGAGGCAGTAAACAAGGCTCGCGCCGAAGGACTAATCCTCACGCAGGCGGACGTTACTCTGTTCCGGACGCGGATGGATATGCAGAACCAGTTCTTGGAAGGCATTAAGCGCGCCCAAGAATACCACCGAATAGACGCGGCAATTACGGCTAACAATTTCCGCATACAAGGGAGCATGTTAGAAGCTCGGAAAGCCGCGTTCCAGGGGCAGATGACTGTCTATAGGGACAGCCAGCTTAGGATCAAGGGTACTGATCCTACTAAGGTTGACGATGAGGTAGCCGCGAAGTGGCGGGAGTTCTACTCCGGCCTTGACGCCGAAGCAGCGGCTGCTGAGCGGGCCATATCCAACTCCACCGCCGCTCTTAACGACCAGATTACTGCCCTTGCAAAGGGCTCTGCAGCCTCTGCAGCCTATACGCTTGAGCAGAACGCGATCCGGGCTGCGGTGGAGGCAGGACACCCATATGACCCCACAGAGATCCAACGGCTGGCCGAAGCCTACGGTGCGGCTACTCTCAAGCTACAGCAGTGGAAGATCCAGCTTGACCTGACGTTCGAAACGCAGACCATGTTCCTGGATGACGCGGAGAAGCGTATCGCTACCATGATGCGCGACCTCTACGGACAGGACTGGCAAAAGCATATGGACGATGCCGTTGCCAACCAGATCCGCTTCAACGACTACCTGAAGCAAGCTGAAGGTTACACCCAAAGCTTCATGTCTAGCTTTGTTAGCGGCGTGATGGACGGTGTTGATGCCGTCGAGTCATTGCAGAACGCCTTCAAAGACCTCGCCAAGCAACTCATTCAGATGGCGATGAACCGCTTCATCATGATGCTCTTCCAGGGCATCGCCTCATCGTTCGGCGCTGGCGCGTTGCAGATGGGTACGGGTGCTACTCCGGCAACCCAGCCCGGTAGCACATTCGAGAACGGCTTCTTCTACGATCAGCCGGTTATGCACACCGGTGGTATCGTGGGCGAGGAGCCTACCGAGACCCGGAAGGTGCCTATGTCAATCTTTGACACGGCTCCCCGCTTCCATACGGGTGGTATTGCAGACGAAGATGCTAAACGCGAAGGGTTGAAGCCCAACGAGGTGCCTGCCGTCCTTAAGAAGGGCGAAGGTGTCTTCACTCCTGAGCAGATGGCTGAGTTAGCTCCCGCTCCCAAGAAGGAGCAGAAGGAAGAGGTGCTTCCGCGCTTCCACGAGGGTGGCATCGTAGGGGATCCCATCGTTCTCAAGCCCAAGCAGAAGGAAGAGCTGGAGCCCATCCTCAAGCCCAAGCAGAAGAAGGAGTTAGAGCCCAGCATCACGGTGACCCCTCGTATCATGCACACTGGTGGTATTGTGGGTAAGGGGCAACCAAAGACCCGCACCGTGCAAAGCATCCTCTTTGAGGACGCGCCACGCTTCCACGAGGGAGGCATGCTGCCCGGTGAGATGCCAGCCATCCTTAAGAAGGGTGAGGGTGTCTTCACTCCTGAGCAGATGGCCGCACTTGGTGGTGGTGAGGCCACGATCATCAACAACGTCAAGGTCATCAACAACGCACCCAACACCAAAACCTCCCAGAACGAAAACAAGAACGACTCGGGCGGCATCGACCTAGAGGTCATGATCGACCAGATCAACACCAAGCTAATCTCTCAACCGGGTAGTGGCACGTCACGTGCCCTTGGTGGCATGGGCGTCACGCCGACACGCACTAGGAGGTAGTCATGGCAATTTGGCCGTCGGCTCTTCCACAGACGTTCATCCGGGACGGCTACAACGAGACCATGCGTGATAACCTCACGCGTGACACGCTCGGATATGAGCCCTACGGTGTTAAACGACGCACCACGTCAACACCATTTCCGGTGGAGGGTGCGATCGTTTTCAACAGCTCACAGTGGTTCGGGCTGCAGGATTTCTTCTACAACGACATCGCTCACGGTGCGTTGGCGTTCTTCTTTCCTAAGCAGCCACTTGCGAGTGATGAAGCACCGCAGTCGGTCAGCCCATCTATCCTGTTTTGGAAGGTGCGGTTCCGTAATCCGCCGAAGCGAGTGCACATTGTCGGAACAGACTACTGGCGCGTTACCATGGAGCTCGAGGTCTTCTTCGAGACCATCGATACGTCGCTTTCCCTTGGTGGTGGGGCCTCCTCCGGCACGGCGCTGGAGACTGAAGCTAACGTCGAGTTGGAGACTGAGGCTAACCAACCAATCGAAATAGACCCGTAAGGAAGACGATAATGAAATCCTTTCTGAGATACGCTATCGCTGCGCTCTTCTTAGTCGCAACCCCAGCGCACGCCGTCAAGATCTCTGCTTTGTCAGCTGGCTCGGCCCTTACGGGGACTGAGGTTGCAGCGTTCGTACAGTCAGGCACCACGGTCAAGATCACAGCCGACCAAATCAAGACGTTTGTGCTGACGCCTTGGACGAGCGACATCGACGCCAACGACTTCGATCTGCGAGAGGTCAACGTGCTGTTCGTCAGCGACGGCTCGACTGAGCAGGTCTTAGACGTAGGCAACGACTCCGCGATCACCCCAGCCTTTCAAGTATCGCACACCACCGCCGCTGGGAGTGCGGTTGGTGTCACCCGGTTCTCCACGGCTGGCGAGGCGCGGATTATGTGCGGACGCTCACGTGGTGCCACCGTGGGCAGCTTCACCATCATCAATAACGGCGACAACCTATGCGAGATTTCCGCTCAGGGTGCCGACGGCTCCGACATGGCGATGGGTGCAAAGATTAAGTTCATAGTAGATAACGTCCCCGGCAATGGTGATATGCCGGTCTCTATTGTGTTCGCTACTACAGCGAACAACGCGAACGATACGACTGATCGCGTTATCATCAACTCAGCTGGGCAAATGACGCCAGCTGCCAACGACGGGATTGCACTAGGCACTGGCACGCTTGCTTTCGCTGACCTATTCCTTGCCAACGGCGGCGTTATTAACATCAACAACAACGAACTGTCCCTCACCCACCTGGGCTCGGACTTGGTTTCCGTTCAGGGAGGCAGCTTCGGTGTTCATTTTCAGACCGGTAGCGCAATTGCTGCTGGTGTTGGTCCTTTTTCTAGGCAGCATTACAACCTAGGCACGGAGTCCAGCGCTGCCAGCGACGACCTGGATACCATAACTGCCCCTCCCGCTGGAGGTGTTCCCTACTGGCTTCAGGCGGAGAACGACAGCGAGACGATCAACGTCACGAGCGCGGGCAACATCGCGGCATACCCCGGCAAAAACTGCACGCTCGACGACGACGAGGACATCGCCCATCTGCAGTATAACTCCACTACTACCAAGTGGCACATCATTAACTGCAACGACGGCTACAACAAACGGGCTGGCGAGCAGGTCATGACCATGCTCGCGGGCTCTGGCTCGCTTCCCTCTGGTGGCGCTATCGCGGCTTGCGGTATGGTCGCAGCCTTTGACTCCGGC